CATACAGCATTATGATGAGATACACCTTTATGTTTATGTGTTACCTCTAAAAACTCTTGACTCTTTGTAGCATTAATAATGTACAAAGTGTTTTGTTTATATTGTAATAATCTATCTGCGTATGTAGCTAGTCTAATAATTTCTTCACCATCGTTTACTGCTACATCAATTTTTCTATCCATAGTAAATGTATCAAATTGACCAGCCCTAGACTTAAACACACTATCGCTATAAATACGTTCTTTGTTGTCTTTATCAATTAATTTTACATTTCCTAGGTACAACCTTTGTCCAATTAAAACAGACGTTTTCCACTTGATTTGTTTAATTAGATATTCTTGTCTTAATCTTTTGTTAGCTAGAGGAGGAAAATTAAAAGGAACTCCTAATCTATACTTACCTGGATTCATTACTGCATAATTAGGCATTAGTATTCCCTTTCTTGTTGGTCTTCATCATAGTCAGGTGGAGCTGATAAACCACTATCAGCAATAGTCATATATTGTATATCGCTATCTGCTATAACGTTGAAGTTCTCATCTAATACTTGTACTCTAAACTCTCTATCTGTTCCTGGTCCTGGTAATGTTAAGGGAACATAATACGTATCTACTGTAGTTCCTGGTGTACCAGATATACCAGTCTTTAATGCAATTTTACTTCCAGATGCACCTCCTACATATAGAGGAGATACTGCTCCACCCCAAACTCTTAAGAATCCAAATCTATTATCAAACCCATTAGCTGAATTATTATTATCTAATTTAACTCTTAAAAATACTGGACTATAAGATTTTCCCGCAGTACTAGAACTATAAGTACTACCACTATTCATCCAATTAGTTCCAGTACCATCATCTTTATCATGAAACGACAAAGCTGTATTTTGTTGTATAGCATTATAAATTTGTATTCCTTCTTTTTGTGCAAAAAACTTTGGCGTAACGTTTTGTTCAGCACTATCACCTTGCCATTTACCATGGGTAGTTTCGTTTTGCGGGTCGTATATATCCCAAAAATGTTTACCACCTTCTCTTAAATCTGTATGCATTAAAAATATCCAATCATCATCTGCTTGTTCTTTGAAGTAAAAATTCAATCCAATTAAACGATTATCTCCAAATACATTATCACCAGACAAAGATGTTGGTTTAGAACCAGCAGTTCCTGCTCCTATAAATACTTGAAAAGAAATTTGCTCGTTATACAAAGGTATAGACTCTTCTATTCTATTTACAAAGTCGCTATAGAATATTGATATTTCTCCTTCTTGATTACCTTGGTAAATTGCTGTAGCACCAAAGGTAAAGTTTCCATTCCATTCTCCACCTTCAGTAGTTTTGTATCCTAAAATTAAACTACCTTTTTGTGAACTAATAGTAGAAGCATCGGGACTAGCGCTTTCCATATCTACTAATTTCATAGTTGCTCCTGATAAAGCATCAAGCTTACGAAGTTTTTGATTGCCGCTATCCCATTTAGTTATATCATGTAAATTTGTAGTATTACCCCTATCATCAGTCCAGAATAGTGATTGGTCTATATATCCAAACCATTTACTATTTTGACTAAAAGAAGCATCTCCAATACGTAATAAACCATCACCATAATAATAATTAGGTTTTATAGCACCACCAAACGTTACTTCATCAGACAAAAAACTAGGACTAGAACCATCTTTATCTCTATAATAAAAACGAACTTTAGTGTTCGCTTTGTCATATACAGCTAAATAATCATCTGGGTTATTAGCACTACCATGGTCGTAATCAGAAGAAAAATAATGTAAGCCATATCCAGGCTCAACATCAGCGGTAGCACCACTTGTAATAGCACTACCTTTATTTCCTAATCCTACTAGTCTACCTATTTTATGTGTAGATACACCATCAGCTTCACGTAAATCTATATCACGTATATCTTTAGAATCTGAGTTATCATGTATACCACCATGAAACCCTAGTATTTTATACTCTTTTTTTGGCATTGACTAACATCCACATCCGCATTCACAATTCATGCTGCCCTCCTATTTCAATGCTTTTTTAACTTCAGCCCAGATTTCATCGTCTAACTTATTATCAGACTTAGCAATAAAAAAATCACCAAGTTTTAATAATACAGCTTTTAGAATCTTTTCACTTAAGAGGCTTGTAAGTAATTTACTAACTACAATATTCATATTATCTCCTATTGAATTTCCTTTTTAATCTTATCAAATACCTCTTTCTCATCAAACCTCATACTAATACCAGGTTCATATCTTTCAATTTCTTTTCCTTCTTTTAAAACAATAATAGTAGGAACAACCTTTATATTCCATTCTTTTTGTATTACTGCACCTATAGCTTTATTATTTAAATCTATTTCACCTACATAACACAAGTCTGCAAGTTTTTCTATCTTTACTCTATTTTTAAAATTCCAAGATGCATTTACTTGAATTACTGCACATTTTTGCACATTAAGTGCTTGTATTTTTTGGAAGTTATCTAAGTTGACTGATTGTGAGCGCAACATAGATAGTGACAAGCAAAGCGTTAATACCAAGTATGATATAAATTTGTTGTTCATCTGTAAACCTCATTAGTTATTATTCATGTTTATCAGGGTTTCTTGAATCATTTTAGTATCTTCTTTAATGTCATCTACCTTTTCTTCAAGTTTATCTACTTTGCCTTCAGTATTTAATATTGAATCACGAATCATTTGGTCTTTTAAATCATACTCCATGCGTGATACTTCTGGTTCTGGTAATAGTTTAGCTTCTTCAATATCTGCTTGCAGAGTAAACCACATACCTATAATCATACCAATAGTTACAATTATACTTATTCCAGTTTCTATAGATAATGTAAATTTAGTGTCTTTACCGACTTCCATTGTATTCCCCTATTATTTATAATTAAAGTAAGGGGGATTGCTCCCCCTCCCTTTCTATTTTTCTTCTTTTGGAAGAGGTGGTATTACTTTAAATCCTTGTTCTTTCAAACCAGAAATATAGTTATACATACCACGTAATTCAGCTATTTGAGCTTCAATAGATTTTAGAGTATCCTCTAAATTCAATGGTTCTTGTTGCTCTACTTTTTCTTTAGCCATTATTTCTCCTTATTTACTATTAATAGTTCTTTAATTTATTCAATAAATAACACTTATTCAAGTTCTGAATGTACTAATACGTTGCCTGCGTAAAAGTTATTGTTTTTCGTTAATATAGTATATGTAGTATCCATATCTGCCATATACTCAAATCTATGTATTATTTTTGTACCATCAATCATTTGTATACTATTACCTACTTCTAATTGACTTGCATCTAAATCATATAAATCTTTTGTTCTTTGTGGTCTATAACTAGCCATAGAACCATCTGCTAAATATATAGGGTGGTCTCTAGTAACTATTATATAATCTGTATCGCTATACATAACCTTAATTAAATTATTATGTGCAACAAAATATGTATTTAATATTGGTACTTCTTCTATACTTTGTGTTTCAAAGTTATAAGAATAAATAATATCTCCATTATCTAAATCATAAACACTCTTCATACCATCTGGAGTATTTACAAATATAGTATCATGTATACAAAGTTGTCCTATTCCACCACCACCTCCACCTATGTCAGCGTGTTGTCCACCAAATGTATGACTCATATGAAATGGTGCAGTCTTCAAATTATTCATAATGTTAGCACCAGGGTTATCCAATGATGTGCTTTGTAATGGGTTATTAGTTCCACCAATTCTATTAAATGTATCTGCAGGTCCACTATTATCATTGTTAGGAAAAGTATTTTGTATACCACCATGACTATCACCACTAAGTAAACTTGCTAAACTTAAATTAGAAGTTTCGTTTACATTAGTAGCTTCACCAATAGCACTACCTGCTGCTCTCATTCCTACATTGCTTGTTCCTACTGCTGGACCTGCCATATATTACTCAGCGTCTTTCAATGCATTTAAATCTTCAAGTTCTTTATCTACATCTGCTAAACTTGCTTCTAAAGATGCTTTATTTCCTTCTGCTTGTAATATAGCTTCATCTACTGATATAGTTTCAGAATAATCTACTACAGTTACATCTTTGCCTTCTGCATCCTTCATAACTCTTGTGTGTTTAATTTCAACCATTTTTGTTGATTCTACAGCTTCTGCTGCACCTATCACTTTAGACATTTAACTTCTCCTTAAGTTCGTTTATTTGTTGTTGTTGTTCTTGTACTGCTTTTATTAATACCGAAGTAAGTTTAGCATAGTCTACAGTTTTGTGAGTTTCTTCTCCACTATTTAATGTATCTACTTCTACTACTACTTCTGGTATAATTTTTTCTATCTCTTGTGCTATCACACCAATATCGTGTTGTCCATTTCTTTTTTCTTTCCAATTAAATGATACTGGTCTAATGTCAAGCACATCTTTTAATCCATAATTTAAATCTTTTACATTTTCTTTTAATCTAGCGTCTGATGCAATAGTTGTAGAAAATGCTACTACATCACCGTCAAATAAACCATTACCACTAGAATCTAATCGTAAATATACATCATTTATAGGTGCAGTTGCTGAATTATCTACAGCACCCGTAGTAAGGTCATCTCTACCCATAAAAATATAACTATCTGCTACTACTATAATTCCATGGTTTGTAGTACTATTACCACTTGTTTTTAAGTATACAGCATCTCCAAAACTACTAGAATAAGAGTTATATAAAACATCATGTGTAGTTGCATTACCCCAACTACTATTGTATAATCTCAATAAAGTTCCTGGACTTTCTGCTTGGAAGTAACTACTTGCTTTACTAATACCATTTACAAAAATACCATCAGCTTTCGTTTCTAATCTTTTTGTCCCATTTACATAATGACTATGTTGGTCTGCTTCTATTACAATTCTATCAGCAGTTCCTTGTGCTCTTCTTATTTCTACATCATAATCACCATAACTTTGAACAATGGCTTCTCCAGGTGTTACACCTATTGTTAATCTTTTGTTAAAAAAGAATTGTGACCTATCTGTATAAACGTGAGCACCACCAGTATTTAATGGACCAAATTGTATATAACCTGCTGATGTTCTAAAAAGGTTTCCACTAGTACCACTTCCTAATTCTAATCTTTCTTCAGCTGTAGACATTTCAATTTTAGATACTGCATCATTATCTGAATCAGTTGTTATACTTAAAGGGTAAGCACCAGTATTATTTAATCTAATAGAGTAATTACCACCATCTGCAATCATCCACCAAGTTGGTGTGTTAGTAACACCAGTTTCATTTAATTGATATCTTGGTGCAGCAGCAGTTAATTTCATTTGCGTAGTACCGTCTATGTTTCCAGTTACATCCAAAGCACCACTCATATCTACTGCTTTATATAAATTAATAGTATCTGAGCTACTTTCAGTAAATCGCATAAACTCAGCACCACCAGTAAAAAATCTTAATCTATCATCAATATCTTCTGAAATGTAAGTATGACCACCTCTAGTATCAAAGTTAAACTTAGAACCAGTAAGTATAGATAAATTTCCATCGTGTGTAAGAGCCATTTGTTCTCCACTCGTAGTAGAACCAAAAAATCTAAGATGCCCATAAAAACTATCTATTCTCCATATACAACTATGACTTGTGCCTGGATTAATAGCTATTTCTCCACCCTCATTAGCATCTCCATTGTCATCAATAGTTAAAAGTCCACCATCAACAAGTAAATTTTTATGTATTGTGCTTGAAGTAGTAGTCCAAGTTTGCAACATTTGACTATTAGTAGTATCTCTTAAATAAAGTAAATCATCATTGGTATTGTTATAAACAAGGAAGTTAGTATTACCATTTGTAAATGCTACACCATAATTAGTAGTGATTGTGCTTGTAACATCTAAAGAACCAGTTGCAAAGCAATTACCACCACTACTTATCTTAAATCGTTCAGTACCACTTGAACTACCTGCTGTTGCACCAGTTCTAAAACTTAAATCACTACCTTCTTGAAATATTGCACTTGTAGATGAACCAGTAAAAAATATTCTTTCTGAATTTGATGTATTATTTCCGTCTTGTGCCATATTTATACCATTGGCATTGTCTCCGCTTACTGTTAATGTATGACCATTAAAAGTAAGGTTAGCTTCTCCGTTAATACTATAAGCATCATTAGATGTCATAACTCTATTATTAGAGCCATTAGCCATAGTAGGTATTTGACTTCCTTTATATGTAAATACATTAGTTCTACATTCTAATAATTCAGTCCAACTAATTGTATTACCACCAGTTGTAGCACTACCGCTTGAATAAACTATTAATCCATCATACAAATCTACTCTTGTAGCAATATCAGTAAAAGAAGCAGTATGTTGTCCAGACGATGTAGTAAATTCTATATTGTATCCAAGCTGTCCATAGTTACTACCAGAATATCCCATAGCAACACTTCGTGGATTTCCGTGATAACCTCTACCATTATCCCATCTTACTGTTTTATCTGTGCTATCAAAATTTACTCTAGCAGTAGCAAGTTCTCCACTTGTAACTGAACTTGCAGCTATATTATCTGCTGTTGCTAAACTACCTAATCCTAAATTACTTCTTGCACCACTAGCACTAGATGCTCCAGTACCACCATTAGCTACTGCTAAATCAGTACCAGACCAATTTGAATTATTGATAGTAGCACTACCACCAATAGCTGTTAAACCAGTAGCTGCAGTAGAACCATTACCAACATATAACTCATTAGTATCAGTTTTATATATTAACTCACCTTCAGCTGGTGTACCAGCATTCGAGAGGTTGGTACCTCTTTTTATTTTAATCGTATTTGACATCTAACTCCTTAGAATGTACCGCAATCAATATTGGAAGATACAAGATTTGTACTTAAATCTCCCAATGAATAACCATTTGAACCAACACTAACTACCCCAGTACCTTCATTTGGTTCTAATGTTAAACTATCATAAAATTTAAAAACACCATCTGTTGCATCTCTAAATAATCCAGCATATTTTGTTCCAGAAGATACATATTTACCATAAAATCCTATATCTGAAACATCTCCAGAATTGTCTTTAGCTAATGCTATAGCTATATCTCCTACTTCAACTACTGTAGAATTTACTGTTGTGGTTGTCCCACTTACAGTTAAGTTACCACCTACGGCAACATTACCAGTTGTAGTTACGTTTCTAAAACCTGTGACATCTTTATTGCTATCTACGACTACCGCTTTAGAAGCCTGTACTGTACCTGCTGTAGTTACATCTACGTAATTTAATTCAGCTGTACTTGCAGTCACTCCATCTAATTTATTTAATTCAGTAGTATCTAGAGTAGCACCATCTAATATATTTAATTCTGCAGCTGTGGATGTTGTAGCTAAAGTAACCACACCATTTGATGCATTAAAATCATCATTATTGAATGTAGCTACACCAAATGTACTACCATCATCATCAGCTTTAGGTATTGCAGCAATAATATTTGCTTGTATATCTTCTACTTGAGCAGAACCATTTGAAGCTTTACCACCTATGTAAAGTTTACCACCAGCACCATTATTGTTATTGTATCCTAATTCACCATACGTAATATTTGAAGTACTTGGTGCCGAAGTACTTGAATGAGAATTACGTTTGATTTGTATTACATTTGCCATTATTTTCTCCTATTGACGTTAAAATGCTCCTCCGTCTATTCCCCTCGTTTCTGCAAAATCTTTTACGGCTGCTGAAGTTGGTAATGTTGCATCATTATCATTTGAATTAATTCCTTCACTTTCAACAACTACTGTTGCTGCTTTTATGTTATCTACTTCTAAATTAGAAATAGTATTATTATCAGCATTAATTGTTTTATTAGTATAAGTTTGTGTAGCATCTAATGTAGCTACTCCATTCAAAGCATCTCTTACATTAGTAGCAGTACTATTATCTAAACTTATAGGTATTTCACTTGCATCAATACTAAAACTATCTTGAACTTTACTAGTTCTTTGAACTCCTACAGTTTTTGATACACTATTATTTTGTAAAGAAGTTTTTACTTCTGGATTTGTAGTTACTTTTGCTGTTATACCCATTATGCTACCGATGCTGTAAATGTATGTGTTAACTTAGTTGCACCCTTAGAGATTACTACATCTCCTTGTATGTGCCTTACCCAAGCATCTGCTGCTTGGTCATCTTTTTCTACTAAATCCCAATAACCTGTAAAATTATCATCAAAATATTGTATAGCTTCAGCTGGTAATGTAAGAGTTATTGTACCAGCACTTCTATCAGCAACTACATCAAAGTGTACTTCATTTTGACTTCCTGATGCCCAAACATCATTAGAAGCTGCTGTTCCATCAGTACCTTGACTCTTACCTGGTCCAGTAAATGAACTATGGTTATAATCTTTNACAATAACAGCTGCATACTTCATATTACTAGTCATAGTATGCGAACTATCTAATGTTATTACATTAGTAAAATCTGCATTTTGTTGCAATTCTATATCTTGATATTGATTAGCTGAAATCATTTTCTACTCCTAATATAAAAATATTACATTTGCTGAACTTGATTTACTAGCTGCAATCTTATATATATGTCCAGCTAACAATCCTGTAAATGTTACATCTACGCCGTTTACTGTTAAATTGTAATTACCAGCGACTTTTACGTATATTGCTCTACATGTATCTTGCTCATTAGTTGTTGCTACAACTGCGCTAATATATGGTGCAACACTTTCTTGTATCATATAATCATTTATGCCTTTTGGGTTTGCCATGTTCTTCTCCTATTATTTAACTGCAAAAGTTTTTATTGGACTAGCCATAAATACTTTATTTTTGTTACTTTCATTATCTGCTACTTTCTTATAAAATTCTTTCATATAGTATTCTTTTAATTGCATATTACCCATACGCTCAGCTAATTGTGCTTTTACGTAACAAACCACAGCAAGTGATAATACTCTATTTAAATTTAAGTGTGATGATTCACTAGGGTTACTATCTTCTGTTAGCGAAGAGGTTGTTTCTGGGTCTTCTACAACAAAAGGTTCTACTATCTTTGTAAACTCAATACGTAATCCATTTGTAATACTTTCATCTGGATATATAATTTCATCTAATAATCCACCACTTACTCTACCTTGATTATCAATAATTCTACCAGAACTACGTACTATTTTATATAGTCTAATTTTTTTACCACTGTATATGTAAACATATGTTCTATCTGTATCGTAGCTCATGGGTTTGTATCCTCAGTAACTAATGGGTCATGTTGCAATCTTCTAATTGCTTTATATTTATTATCATCTTCAGTATCTAATATACTAACACTTTTTAATGCAATCATACCTGCTGGTAGCGTGTAATCTCTTGTATCTTCTACAATGTTTTGTTTGCTAACATCAGTATCTAATTCATTGTTAGATTGTATTTCTAATATTGCATCTTTAATATACGCAATTACTAAATTAGTATCACGTGTATTTGCTCGTTCCATTACTTCTAAAATTTTCATTATGTGGTCATTCCTTGTTCTTTACGTTGTGATTGTTGTTGTTGTTCAGGAACTGCTAATGCTCCAGTTATAGAACGTAATTCAGCAACTGCTCTTTGATAAAATGCAAGTGCTTGTTGTAATCTTTGATTAGCCAAACTTAAATCTCCCTGAGATACTTGAATAACTGCATTAGCCATTTCAGGGTCTTCATCTTCTAACCAGTGTATAGCACTTAAATTTGTTTTGCTTGTAGCATCTACACTAGCATAACCACCTTCTAATATTTTTTCAGCATCAGATACACTAGCTAATCTTAACATATCTAGTGAAGCTGCATAGTGTAATGTAACATTTTCATATTCTGATAATACCCAATTTTCGGTATTTTCATCAATAATTGGGGGTGCTGAATAAACTACTACTCCTTTGTCTCCGCTTGAAGCTCCTACGTTTGTAGAGCTACCCCCTACTGGTGTGTAAGTTTGTTGTGAACTTGATAAATTATAATCAGGGTCTGGTTTAATAAATATCTTACCATTTAGTTTATAAAAAACTGGAAACATTTTTGTTGGCAATGAAAGACTATCAGATTCATCAGTTGAGTGTATAAATTTATCTGGTATTTCTTTAGCTATTCTACGTTTAGTACCTTGGTATCTATAAACTGCTAATATCTTATCATATGCTACATCAGAACCAGCACCTATTAAACTTACTCCTGCGCTACTCCATCCACTTATTTCAGTTTCAGTAGCAATAGTCCATAACCATTTTTCAGGCAATGATGACATAAGAAACTTAGAACCAGCATTAATGTACTCAATTAAAAATCTTGCTTTTGAGTTATTCCCAGTAATATTATTTACTTTTTCCCACAATTTCATAATTATATCCTAACGCAGATGAATCCCCCAAGGGAGAAAGGAGGTAAAGAACCTCAGGGGACCATCTACAATTTAGCTATTATTTCCAAATAGCGTGTGATTCTGGCATCATAAATTCAAAACCAGCTTCTGTTAATATGATGTCTACTCTCTTGTCAACACCTGTGTTTTCAAGATTTTGAACTCCTACGTATACCGCAGTATCTCTATTAACTCCATTACCAACTAATGGTCTGTAAGCTACGTTGTTCATGTTTAATGCTAGAATCTTAACATCGGTACTATCTAAAGCAACACATCTTGCAAGATTCATGCTACCATAAACAGTACTGACTTCAGTTACATCTAGTCCCATTACTTTCTTTCTACCTGTAATGGCTAGGTCTGCGCCAAATAATGCTTGATTTCCAGCATTTGAAGCACCAGCATTAGTTTGACCAATTCCAATATTGTTCTTAAAGAACCCACCAATTTTGTGGAACCAAGTGTAAACTGCAGTACTACACATGTAAACTGTAGCTTGGTCTTGGTTGTATCTTGGGTCTTGATAACGAGACATATCTTGCAAGAAGTCATCAATTGTCTTAGTTGCAAGTGTTAAGTCAAAAAGGTTACCATAGTTAAGGACATAATCAATAGCACCTTGTGTATGAGCTACACTATCTACTGAAGCTTGAGTACTAAATAAACCAGCGTGTTCAATTTCCCACTTGTGTTCAATTAGTTTTTCTCTCCAGGTTCTAGCCCATTCATTTGGTTCATACTTAAGAGCTGTAGCTCTAGCTGTATTGGTCATACCAAACTCAGTTCTAAAGATTTGTGTTTGTCCAAAACCTGTTGAATATGGATTATCTTTGTAGCTTTCTCCAGTTAAAGAAGAACCCTCTCCGTAAGAATTACCTACGACATAAGAACGTTTTGCTTCTAGAGATTCAGCAATATCTTCGTCATGTACTACACAATCTGGAGCATTTGAAGAAAATGAAGCTAATTCAACTACATCAGGTAATCTTAAAATTTTACCTGTAACTAATTTAACTTCTGCACTTGCTGCGCCACCACCACCTGATAAGTTTTTAGCCGCTTGAGCTCCTACTGCTGTTACACGAATTAACGCATAATCACTAACTGCTCCACCNCCNGCTGTTCCACTCATAGGAANNTTGATGATTTGATTTTTCATAATCCATTCAGGTGCTGTACCAGCGTCACCAACTTTGATTGCTCCGTTAGCTTGACCTTGAATATTTTGAATATTACCAGCACTAAAATAGTCTGTTGCCATATATAGTTTCACTTCTCCACCTGCTGATAGAGCTGAATCGTCTGATTCTTTTAAAGTTGCATCGTCAAATTTGTCTGCTGAACCATTATAGAATCCTACTACATATGCGTATCTTTTGTGAAAAGAATGTCTCTTTTCGGTAAACTTAAACTGGGGGTCATCAGTTGGTTTCTTTGCTAATGAAGAAACTAATCTAAAGAATGGAGTTTGGTCAATTGCCAATTCTCCGAATCTTTCAGAAAAGTCGTATCTTCTACGTAAATCTCCTGTGTTTAGTGAAGAACCTTGTGATGCCGCAAAACCCTCGAATAAGCCGTCACTTGTTGCTAATGCTAATGGACTAGCACTAGGGTATGAAGTATCTGCCATGTTGTTACCCTCCTAGGGATTGTTGAGTTATTATTACATCAGTTTANTTA